CACGGGCCCGCTACTCGACCTAGCCGACACGGTCGCAATATCTTTCGACGGTGTGGCCCGGTTCACCGGGGCTATATCTGACCTGAACGTGTCATTTATTAGCACGACAACACCGACGGCGATCACGACGATTACGGCGATGGGGAACCTCGCCAAACTCGGGTACACCGATGTCGGTGCTTCGGGCTACATTGAGCAAACCGCTAGGCAACGGGTCGAGGGGATACTTGACGCGACTGGCCTAACGTATTTCAACGCGGGCGACCCTGATATCACCTTGTATGAGATCCTTGCAGCCGACGCGCAACCCTCCACAGCCCTCGACGCTATCTCACGCATCGCCCAAGGCACCGGGGCCACGTACTACGATGACCCCCAAGGCCGAATCGTATTCGAGGACTACGGTAACCGGGGCTCGACCACGTTCGCCGGTATCTGGGCTAACCAGGTCGGCACCTGGTCAGGGGCCGCTGGAACATGGGGTTCATACCCATTAGTCCCACCCATTTATGACTTGACCGCCCCCGGAGTAGTGTTCGCCCCGACATGGGCCAAAACCTTAACGCCACTCATTAACGACGTAACCGTTACTTACGGGCCTGACCTCTCAGTGACCCAAACGGATAGCGCCTCAATCACCCAATACGGGCGGCGTGAATACCGGCTCGATACGGAAATAAAAAGCATTAGCGACGCGACCGAGAGGGCCGCGGGGATTATGACGGCGCAAGCCAACGGGCTATGGAACCTTGGGCAAATCTCGGTCCTCGTAGACCAACTCAACCCCGCCGACACCGAGCAGCTCCTCGACCTGGTATCCGGGTCCCGTGTCACCGTCAGAGGTTTACCAGCGTCGGGTCCTTACCCTGATTTTAACGGCATCGTCGAAGGGTGGACGGACTCCTATAATAACGGCCAACACATTATGACACTGTCGATCAGTGACCCGCGTTTCAGTCTTGAGGTTCTACAATGGGGTCAGGTTACCCCGGGCTTCGCTTGGTCAGATGTCGGGGCGGGCGCTCAATGGTTTGAAATCGTTACCCAATCCGATCTAGTGAGGTTATAAATGGCAGTCACACCCGTAGGGAATCCTTATGTGGAATCCTCCGACCTAGTCGCGAACTACCCCGGCGCCTCGGAGGCGCTAGCGGAGCGTATAGACATCGTCGGTGTGAATCCGTTTGCAGACTCAGCGGCCAGAGCGACCGCGATACCTTCACCAACCGAGGGCATGATGAGTTCGTTAAACGACACGGACAATGTATGGCGTTACGACGGGGCGACGTGGAAGCCGGTGGGCGGGAAAGTGTTGCAAGTCGTGAGCGCGACGTATTCGACTTCAGTCTCGTCAACCACTACCGCGTGGGTAACTACGGGTTTGACGGCGACGATAACCCCAAGTAGCGCGTCATCCAAGATCCTAATCTTGGCGCATACTGGTGCCGGTAACGCAAAAAATAACGACAATAACGTTGGTTTCACTTTATTCAGGGGAACGGTTGCTGGAACTAATCTAGGTAATGCAACCGCCGGGATGAGTCTTCTATACGCAGCCTCTACTATCACCATCCACGGAAATCAGTCGTTTAATTATCTTGATTCACCGTCTACGGTATCAGCGCAAGTTTACACATTGGCAATGAAGAGTCTTGCTTCCGGGAACACGGTCATTTCATCTCTTGGCGGGGCACTTTCGTCAATTACCCTCATGGAGGTAGCAGCATGATAGAAAAAGTGGACGCAGTACTTTCTTTACGACCCGGTATTGAGTGGACAATGGTAGGTAACGACGTAGCCAACATCACTTGGCACACACCAGATGTTGAACCACTGACAGAGGCCGAAGTCGTTAAAGAAATAAAGCGACTTGAAGCCCTCGCCAAAACCACAGAAACCAACCGTGTCGCCGCGTTACAGGCCGCCCGAACGTTTGCCCTTTCCCTCGGTTTCACCCCTTCGATGCTCGCAGTCATGTACCCACAATTAACGGAGGCACCTAGTGAGTGAAATAGATAAAGAATTACACGTGGACACGGCAGAACCGGAGCCGGTAAAAAAGAAACCAGCAACCCCCAGGAGCCCGAAACCGGCAACCGAAACCGAACGCGCCCGGGCAATCGTCCGAGCGAAACTCAAAGGGTAAAGCGGTGGACTTTGGCGATGTTGTCGGGCTCGTAGCCACATCCTTAGCGGCCCTTGCGATCATGGGAACCGGGCTGGTGTGGCTGATCCGTAACGTCGTGCGCGATGAGATTAAGAAAGCGACCCTCACGATCCAACCGGGGTTCCGTAACGGTGGCGAATCGTTAGCCGATGTTGCCGCTAAAGTGGACCTCATTTCTGCGAAGTTAGGGCTGTAATGAAGCGTTGGCTCGCCTCCACATGGGAAGGCTCCATCGTCAAAATAGCGACCGGGGCCGCACTCGGCGCGCTCCTGTCATGGCTGGCGACCGCCGACGTGCACCCCCTAATCGTTGCTATCTCGGCGGCAGTAATCCCCGTGATTATTAACGCTTTGAACGGTGACGACCCGAGATATGGGAGGACAGATAATGGCCCGACTCTGTAAGGGCGGCGTAACGCTACGCGACCAGATTGACCGGCGATGGCCGAGGCGCGACAAAGCCTCTGACGGGTGGATAGGGGATAAGGCACACGCCTCCCGAGCCTCGGACCATAATCCGAATAAAGCCGGTGTCGTCCACGCGATAGACATAGATGAGGGTCTAGGGACGTATGCGAATGGGCGAACCGCCCGGCTCCTGGCTAACCAGTTGCTCGACTACGCGGCCAGTGGACTCCCCGGTGCCGCCAGACTCAAATACGTCGTGTATGAGAACCGCATCGCCTCCGGGACGTACCGTAAAACGTGGTGGACATGGCGTCACGGTAATTACGGGCATGAAGCCCACATCCATATATCGTTCACCTCGACCGCTGACCGTGACGGGACCGTATTCCCTCTGCCGATCCTTGCCCGGTCCCCGATAGTTAAGGCTCGCTGGACACGCGACCTAGCAAAAGCACGTAAAACCAGCATCTAAGGGTTATGCTCGACGCCTATCGAAGGGGAACACATGTCATATATTCGACCAGGGGAAGCCGCCGAAATGTTAGGCGTCTCAACAGATGCAATCCGCAGGTACTCGAACGCGGGAACTATTGAGGCAATCGTCACACCGGGCGGGCATCGCAGGATCGACCGGGAAAGTGTGGACGCCTACCTCACTCGGCGCACACGAATATCAAGTACGGTGACAATAATTGAGCGCGAATGATTACCGAAATGCTGATGTGCGCGGCCCTCATTGCGGCCCCGGCATGTGCAGCGACCTCGATGGATGCGAAAGACTGGAAAGGCCACGAACCAAGTTTGTACACCGGGGAGCATTATCACCCGAAATGGGCAGGGGTTCGCAAGTGCATTATGCACAGGGAGTCCCGCGATAATTATAGGGCCCGTAGCACCATATCGACCGCATCGGGCGCATATCAGTTTCTCGATTCTCAATGGAGGGTCAGCCTCACGTACATGATGATTCGTGAAAGTCGATCGACCGCCGACGGGCTGATTAGTGAGATTAGGGCACTAAGGAACTACCCGATCCAGGAATGGAATCGATACTTCCAAGACCGAGCCTTTTACACGGCATGGGATAATGGGCGGGGGGCCGATCATTGGAATCTGACTCGCCACGGGTGCTAAACGCCTCCTACTATGTGTTCGACCTCGATCACCTCAACGCACCTGGTCAAGTCTTTATCGTCATCCGTGACGGTAAACCTACGTTGGCCTATCGTCGTTTCTATGGTGACCGCTGGAGCCCTGAGATCATGCCCAACACGCCGGAATGATCGAAGCACTTGACTCGGCGGCGACGGCTCGTAAAGATAAGGGCACAGACATACCAGCGGAGGGGAAGCCGCGTACCTGTCACGAATGAGTTGGCGGGATGTCTTCGGCGGGGCTACTTTCTAGTGGGTAGCCTCGCCAACATACTAGGCACTAGTTATCAAAGGGGAACACTGTGGATACAAAGGGTATGCAAATCAGGGAATTAAGTTTCTTAGAATTACAAGGCGCCGGATTACGAGGCCTGACCTCAGATGAATTAGCAATAAATCTAGGTATCGAACCCCTGCAAGCATCTGGGGCCCTTTCTGGTTTACATAAAACTAAAAAGGCTTATCGTTTGTATGCAAAGCGTGAAAATAAAAGCGTTTACACGGTTGACCCGCATTTAAGTAATAAGACTCATCGACCATACGGCTTTGACAATAAGCAAAAGCGCTTGCGCGGCACGT